AGGTGTCCTGACCAACTGCACGAACCATCTGAAGAGGAACGTATGGGCAGTAGAACAGACCTGCGTCATAAGGTGAAGAACCCTTATAACCAACAACGTAGTACTGGTTACCATTTGCAGAGTTACCTGCAGTAAGGTTAGCAGCATATGGGTCAATGTAGACTCTATACTTACCTTGCAGAATACCAGCGAAGGTGTTGCCCGTGTCATCAACGTTAAGGTTAGCGTTGAGTGCGGGGGTGTAGTCGAGCACACCAGCCATGGTCAATGCAGACGCTACGTCAGCAGAGCACATGATGATGTTGCCCTTTCCGCGACGAGTTCTTTGTGCGATTGCGTTCGCATCTCTCTCGATTTGGAAAAGAAGACCTTTAAACTTCTCAACAGACCAACGTCCATTGGAGTCAATGTCAAGGTCAAACTCACCAGCAGTTGCAACGTTAGTTGCTGCACCAGGTTCTGCAATCTTGTAGATTGTTCTGATGACTTCTCTGTTGATTTCCGCAAGGATTTCAGTAGAGAGGATGTTAGCAAGTTCTGCTTCAGCGTTCAGACCGTGGATTGCCTTGAGGTCTTGTGCCAGTTCCAAGGAGTACTCTGCTTTCAGAGCTCTTGACTTGGCGGTTACGGTGACTTTCTCGATCGAGAATGCCATCTGGTTGAATGCATCACCAGATGTTCCGAGATCCTCAGCGTCATCTGTACGCATACCACCACCGACGTTATATCCGGTAGAAGCGCCAGCAGAGATTGGGTTGAGGGAAGAAGGATTGACACCTTGCTGTGAGGTAGTACCCATACCAGCAGCACCATCGGCAAAACCGTTGGTTACGTCGAAACCTTCGTTCTGACCAGAGAATGCAGAGTCTACTTCGTTGTAGAACGACTCGTTTCCGGTCTGGTTGTTGTAACGTGAACGCATCGCGAAGATGAGTCCAGTAGGTCCTGACATTGGCTGAACGCCTGCGAGGTCATATGCGACCAAGTTAGGCATTGAGCGTCTGATCAAGGAGATCAGTACAGGGTCGAAACCTTGCATTGCACCAGTTGTTGCAGCACCCATACCAGGGTTTGCGCCAGAACCAGTGTTGTTTGTTGGTTGTTCGGTCAGGAATGAACCTGAATCAGAGAAAGCATTTTGCTCTCTCAGGAATTTTTCTTGGTTTTCTAACAGGACTGCGGTAACAGCTCTACGATGGGAGTCTTTGATTTGCTCGCATCCCTCATGATTGAGGAGAGGTGCCCACTTTTCCTGCAACTGTTCAGAATGGAACATTTGCTTTTTACCTATGTGGTTAATTTACGGTTTGAATTAATATTGAATTCAGTTTATTTGCTAACCATTGAAAGTGCTTTCAAATAGCCAGACATCGAACCAGAAACAGATTCTGGTGAAGAATCTACGCCTTCTGAAAGGGTTTCAGTTTTAGCTGTTGGAGATTTCTTTGCTGAGAAGTATGACTCCTTCAACATCTCCAGTTTTTCACGATATTGTGTATCACTTTCAAACTCCACACTTTCGGAAAGTGAGGCGAGCTTCTCTTTCTGGGTCTGTGCTAGACCTTCAGAAACTTGATCTAAGATTCCTTCAGCAACCGACTCTGAGAGACGACCGTTAAGGGAAATATTTTTCTCGATTTGCTCGTTAAGTTTGGTCTCCATATCATCAAGTTTTTCTACCATGCTCTCAAGCACATCATATTTTTCTTCAGGGATTGATACATAATGTTCTTCAAACAGGCCCTTCAGGCCCTGCAAGAATGACTCAGACATTTCTGCCTTGAGAGCATTCTCAATAACGAGTGCGTTCTCAGCGAACCACTCATCAGAAACATACTCAAGGTATGAATCTACACGCTCGGATAGAGCAGATTTTTCTGTAGCAATTGCTTCAGAAAGTTCTGTTTCATACTTTTCTTGGTACTGTGCTTCAAGGGATTCCTTGATTTCAGTAACCTTTGCATTAATAGCAGTTTCAAAGATGGTCTTTGCCTTTTCTTTGAATTCTTCGGAAAGTTCTTCGTTGCCAAGCAGAGCATTAACATCTTCTTCGACGTTATACTCAACAACTGTCTCAGTAGTTTCTTCTTCAGCAACTACTTCTTCAGTAGAAGTCTCTTCTTCAGCAACAACTTCCTCCTCAGTAGTTTCTTCTTCAGCAACTACTTCGTCTGTGATCTCCTCTTCTTCTTTCATACCTGTCGCCGCTTCAGCAGGTTTTGCACCTTTATTGACAACATCCTTAACTTGCTTAAGGGTTGTACCTGGGGTGTTTAACTTGTTTGAATCGTCGTCTGGTCTTGAATTTTCTGGGGTAGGACCACCAAGATCTTCGACATTAGCGAGTTGCGTACCGGGATCCGCCATTGATGGCATTGGATCCGCAGCTTTTGCACCAGCGTTAACGGCGGTCTTGGATTGCGCTGTCTTTACTTCCATTTCTTGTAATTCGTTTCCACGAGACATTTGAACTCTCCGATTTACCTGTATTAAATCTATATTTATTTATAAATTAAAATGTTTAATGATAACAATCAGAGATTGTTTAAGAAATCATTGAACAAATCTAGTTTTTTTTCTTCTAGTTTTCTTTGAACAACTAGAGAATTTATTGTTTTTTGCGTTTGCTCTGCATACTTTTCACGCAAAATTCCACCATCCCAAATCCACTCTTTACCTTCCATAATACCTTCAACAAAGGCATCAGGAGCAGAAGGATCGGCAACAATATCAGCAGCAGTTGCTAACATGAAGTCGTCACCAACAATATTAACACCTTCACGGGTCTGCTTCAATGAACCAATACCACGGGATGAAACACCAAGTTTTACACCTTCTTCAATAAGTGAAGATGCAATTTTGCCCATAGGGGTATTTAAAATTTTTGCCTTTCCAATAAAATTGGATCCACTTTCTCTAAGCGAAACAATTTTATGAGAAACTCTGTCAAGATTGACAGTTGGACCGTCTGGATGACCGAGTTCACCAAGTGCTCTACCTGCCCGAACATTACTTTCATTATATCTACTGACTTCACGACGAAGCGTCTCCATAGGATACATTCTACCATTACGGTTTTTAATGTTTCCCTGAAGGAATACACCCTCAATATACATAGATTTCTTGCCAGACTTTGTAGTCTCAACTAGAAATTTTACTGATTCTACTTCTTCTCTAATGAGTTTCATGTTAATTTAGGATACTTGTACTTGTTGAATGAATACTTTTCCAGTTCCAGAATTTGTTTTTACTGCAACCTTAATTGATCTTCTAAGTTGAGCATTATTGCTAGTCAAAGCTGCTGGGTTACCGGACGATGAATCATGATCAATTACTATCCTACTGCCAAAAAATCCATCAACACCCGATGTTGTATTGACTGATGATACAATTTTATGAGTAAAATTAAACGTAGACTGATCAGGAGCTGTTAAAGTCACTGCATCACCAACACCAAAAGGTGACGAAGTTCCTTCAGGAAAATCAATGGTTGTTGTTGACCCAGTAGTAATTCCAGTGACCAAATGTGATCCAACTGGTCCAATAGAAATTTCTTCTGGTTCTCCTACACCAACATAAAAGTTCTGATTAGTTGCTGTTGGATTTGTTCCAATAGCAACATGAACTCCAGCACCTTCTGGAAGAACCCTAATACTATCCGATAGTTGACTTATAGGTATTGAAGCAGAACTACCTGTTGAGGTTGTAAATACTGTGTTTAAACCTACTGGTTTTAGGGACGACATTATTATTTCCTAAGGATCATTTACAAGTTATTTATAATTTAGACACCATCACTGGTCTCTAGTTGGTCATTCGCAATTTCTTCCGAATTTCCATCAGTATCTCCAAATAAAGAATTTCCTACTTGAGGACGAATTCCTTCAATCTTTTCTGCAGACTTTGCAAAAAGAATACTTTTGATCTTATCACTAACCTGGGAGGGTGAATCATCAGTTGCAATCATATCTAAAAGATCATCCATTTAATTAAATTAATATAAGACTATGGGTATTTATATCTCTCCACCATTAGGCATTTCAGGTGCTTCTGTTGGAGATCCATCAACTTCAGGTTCCATCTGGGGTTTTCCCAAATCCATATCTGCTGAGGTATCAAATGGTTGACCAGTTGTGGGATCAATAGTTGCAGGATCGGCAATAATGCCGTCCTTTATTTCCTTTTTGATTATTGCATCTTGCTCAAGAATTTCCATATCAGTCTGGCGTAAAATCTTACGTCTAATGTAATCTTGTGAATAATATTTGCCCACATATGGTTCTGCAGTTGCAACAAGAGCAAGTCTCTCGTTCATCAATTCTGCTTCTTTCAGTTCTGAGAAGTGATTATCATAGAGGAAGTCATATTGAATATGCTCACTCATTGACTCCCAATCTTCAGGAGTAATTACATTCTTCAGGAGTAATTGGGTCCTCAACATGTCATTAAACATGTTAGAGAATCTCTTTCTTAAACGAGAAACAAACTTAGTAAACTTGAGTTCATCTCTTA